GTGAAATACATGCATATTTATAACGATTTTAAGGTATTTATTTTTATTTAGACTAATTCTAAACAACATGGCAAAGCAAGAATTAAGAGAACGCGTCAGATTAGCGATTGAAAAACAACTAGCGTACCTGGACACAGATCCGGACTTAAGTGTAAAGGACAGAATAGAGATAGCAACACGGCTACTCCCGTTTGTGGTCTCAAAGATTAGTGCCGGGAAGGCGGAGAGCGAAAATGATTTGAATGATCCAATAAATGATTTAATATGAATTATGATCCAAAACTAGAAGATGAAATGATTGCCGTAGTCGGTAGTGTTTTTGTAGTTATTGCTGTTGCTTTTTTGATTGTGTCGCTGATAGTGGGATGACTTTATACGATCAGTTCATAGATGATGTACAGAAAAACCATGATCGTCACAACAAGTTTGTAAAGCTTGCGGTGCAACGACATTTGAATGATCTCAAAAACGATAGGTTTTTCTTTGACACTCAAAAAGCGGATCGGGTCATCGCTATTGTAAAACTGATGAGGCATACATCCGGAAGTTATGGCGGTAAACTATTTGATCTGCAACCATTCCAGGCATTTATAATTGCGATGTTGTACGGATGGACTGACAAATCTACCGGGTACAGAAGATTTCGGAAAGCTTACATTGAAACTGCCCGTAAGTCTGGCAAGTCAGAACTTGCAGCCGCCCTCCAAATTTACTCTTGCTTCTTCGACGGTGAACACGCTTCTCAGGTTTTTTCTTGCGCGAACACCAGAGACCAGGCAAACTTTGTATATGCAGCAGCTACTTCAATGGCTAAATCGTTAGCACGCGATAGCCAAAAGTTTGCTGGCAAAAGTCGCGTTATGCAGTACCGTATTGTTGAGACAGAAACAACTGGATACATTACACGGCTTACTGCTGATGCAAGCACACAAGATGGAGCAAGTCCATCGTTTGCAGTAATTGACGAATATCACGCTGCTCCAAGCGACGCTCTTCTAAAAGTGATTGAAACAGGGATCGGCGCACGATTACAGCCATTAATCTACATCGTGACAACAAGTGGATTCCATAAGGGCGCGTGTTATGACTTTAGAAAAGTAGTCGCTGATGTACTTGATGGTAAGGTAGAAAATAATTCATTGTTTGGCATTATGTTTACTCTTGACGAAGGCGATGATTGGCAAAATGAAAATGTTTGGATCAAAGCAAATCCAAATCTTGGAAATAGTCCACGCATAGAACAGATGAGGGCATTGTATCAAAATGCAGTAGTTGAGGGTGGCAGTTCTATTGTGGAGTTTAAAACTAAAAACTTATGTCTATGGACGGACGCTGCCAAAGTTTGGATATCGGACGAAAACTGGATATCTTGCCAAGGCGAAGTACAAGAGGAAGGACGCTGCATTATAGGCATTGACTTAAGTAGCCGGGTGGATGTGACGGCCATTACGTACCTGTGGCCGGAAACAAAATCATTCCGCAACCATTACTACGTACCGGAAGAAAAAGCGAATCAGGGCCGCAGAGCAGACGGTGTTGATTATAAGGAATGGGTAGCTAAAGGATACGTGACGGCAACACCTGGCAACGTGATTGATTACGACTACATCATCCGTGATCTATTGGACAGCTGCGAGAAGTATAACGTAGAATTGATTGGATACGACCCATACAACGCCGACTTGATAGTACCGAAGTTGGAGGCTGAAGGTGTATCGTGTGGAGCGGTACGCCAGGGATTCATCACACTATCGCCTGCAACGAAGCGACTGGAAACGATGGTTTTGAGCCGGGAGATTGTACATGATGATAATCCGGTAGATAGATGGATGATGGGCAATGTAGAGATAGAACAGGACGCGGCGGGCAACATCAAACCGTCGAAGGGTAAGAGCCAAAATAAGATTGACGGAGTAGCGTCATTAGTTACAGCACTGGCGGCGTGGATGAGTACAGAATTGAACCGGGAGGAAGAGATGTCGATGCAGTCACTTAGAGATATGTTCGGGTAATGAGTAGGCAGCAGTACTTTGAGTTGTACTTTCAAGTGCTGCAATCGCTCCAAGATAGGAAGGGAGCGTACAGAGCTGCATGGGTTGAGACTGAGGAACTGGTTGAGAACCTGACAGGGTTTAGGAGGTATAGGAATTATGAATCGTTTAAAGTAGGAAAAACAAGATATTTTGCGCATGGAGAGCACATATAAAATTCCGAGAATTGTATTCAAGATTTGGTTGGGCGAAAAGGAAATGCCGGAACAATTCAATAAGTATATAGAGTCGTGGCAAAAGATACTATCGCCGGAGTGGATTATTCATCCAATTGGCAACACGGTGATCTATGACATATACGACAGGCCATGTGTCAAGTGGTGTTTGGAGAATAGAAATTACACGGTCTTAAACCACTATGTTAGATACTATCTGCTGCACCGGTACGGCGGTGCGTACATAGACCTTGACGTTGAGATGTATAAGTCTTTCGATTTTACTGAAGGATTGACGATTGGCATGGAGTCTGAGCGATGGATTAACAACCATTGTATCGTCAGTGAGCCGGGTCACAACTTCCTATTAGACTGCATGGAATTCATGGACAACATCGATTTCAATATGCCTGAGATTGAACTTGCTACTGGTCCGCGTCTAGTTAGTAATTTGATTTATGCTAACACTAAGTTCAAATACAGATTTTTGGACGTACCTACCAAGTGCGATTATAAAGGTCACGCCACCACAATCATGCCGGAACGATGCCTATCAGGGCACAGGTGGCATGAGAAATTCGACCCAAAAGAAGTAAAAGAAGATACGTATTGCGTTCACCATTATACACACTCATGGAAAAAGTAATCGTCAGCGTCGTAATTCCTTGCTATAAGCAAGCGCATTTTTTGAAGGATGCTATCAATTCGGTCAAGTGTCAAACATTTACGGCATGGGAAATAATTGTAGTAAACGACGGGTCTCCGGACAATACTACCGAGACCGCCAACTTACTTGGTGTGAGATGCATCGAGAAAAAGAACGGCGGACTAAGCAGTGCGCGGAATGCAGGAATAAAGGCAGCGAAAGGAGAATTCATTTTGCCGCTCGATGCGGACGACAAGATCCACCCGGAGTTTCTAGAAAAAACGATGACAATGATGGATGAGGTGGATGTTGTGGGGACGTGGTTCAAAACATTTGAAAACTCAAATAGAGAGCACCAAAGATATGTTACGAATGTCGATTCAAACTATCTTAGATCTCAGAATCCAGTAACGTGCTGCTCGTTATTTCGAAAGTCTATGTGGAAGGATATAGGCGGCTACGATGAAAAGATGAAGGACGGATATGAGGACTGGGACTTTTGGCTGAGTGCCGCAGAGCATGGGTATAAGATTAAGATACTACCTAAGTATTTGTTTTTCTACAGAAAGCATTCTGTGTCTATGCTAAGGGATGCTCAATCTAAACATGATCAGATAGTTGAGTATATGAAGACAAAACGGTCAGTTACTAGGTCATTAATAGATGTCGTTATTCCAGTTGGCACCGGATCTGTTAACAGTAACAATGAACTGCGGTTTTGCCTTAGATCGATAGAAAAAAATCTACGCGGCTACCGTAACATTTGGATAGTTGGTTTTATGCCGAAGTGGTTAAAGAATCTGAAGCATATACCATTCAAAGAGTACCATCCGAAGGCAAACAACATCCATGACAAAATCAAGGCTGCGTGCGAGCATCCGGAAGTTAGTGATGAATTCATCTTGTTTAACGATGACTATTTTTTGACATCGGAATTACAGGCTACAACTTATCCGCATTACTACTCACGACAGGCATTGGCTGACGTAATGGAACGAAAGCGATCAGATCCGTACAGAAGATTGGTAGTTGATACTATAAATGAAACTCGGATGATAGACTACTATGATATTCACGTTCCGATGCGGATAAAAAAATCTGAGTTTTTGTCTATGACTTATAACAGGAATTACGAAGGTGGGATTCTTGTAAAGTCAAGTTACGCGAAACACGCACAAGTACAAGGCATTGACAGACTTGATCCGATTATAAGAAATAAGGCTACACGCGACGAGATTGAAAACATGGAAATATTTACCGATGTGATCTCTATTCATGACGAAGCAATTAATCAGGAGTTCATTGATTGGGTCCAGGAAAGATATCCGCACAAGTGTAGTTACGAAGCTTAGAAAATAGTTACACCAAAATATCATCCAAAGCTATATGTTTGCATGGTATGAGTGTATTTTCACGAATCTTCTCACGTCAATCTAAGCCACAGCGACGCGTTATGGACTTAGAAAACTATTTCCTACCGTTACAAATGGGAGGAAAGCAGGTAGTCGTAACTACGAAAAAATCTGTTAGCATAGGTGTAGTCCTTGACTGCATCGATGTAATTCAGCGTACTTTGTCGCTGGTCAGTCCAAAGATTGTAGAGCAACGTACAGATGGCAAGTATCCAGCGCCACAACATCCATTATACAGTTTGATCAATTCAGAACCGTACACATTGTACACGGCTGCTGATTACTACGGCCAGATGATTGCGGACTACCTGTTGTATGGCAATGCCTACGCATTGATTCTACGCCAGGGTGGTAGAGTAGTGGGGCTAAAGAGATTAGAACCCGAACAGGTTGAGCCGTACATTCTGGACATGGAAGGAGTGGAGGAGAGATGGTACAAGATCACAGATATGAACTCACGCATATCAAATGCAGTCAGTCAGCGTGACATGATCCATTTGATGGACTTTAACTTCGACGGAATCAAAGGACTTAGCCGGATTCAGTTGAAGCGCAACACGCTGACGGATGCGGGGCAGATAGGCAATTATTCAACTGATATGTACAAGGATGGCGTGTCTGTTAGTGGTTACTTGACATCTGAGCGAATGATTGGTAAGGATGAACTTGACTATCTGCGTCAGAAATTCCAGGACCAAGCTACCGGCAAGAATGGTGGAATAGCTGCGCTGCCGCAAGGATTCAAATATGAAGCATTGCGCTATAACTTACCATTCGCAGATTCTCAGCTGATAGAAGCGAAGAAATTTGCAGTCGAGGATATAGCGCGCATCTTTGGCGTTCCGTTGTCATTGATTGGGCGCAGCGACTTGGCAGACAATAAGGCAGATTCAGAGTTCAACAGATTCCTAGCGATCACGATTGCACCGTTGACTATTTTACTTGAGAACGAACATAATAGAAAGCTATTCACGCCATCTGAGCGCGGACGGTTCTATATGAAATTCGAATTGAAGGGATTGTATCGAGTAGATATGTTGACCAGGTACCAGGCGCATCAGATCGCACTCAGTCACGGATTCATGAACAAAGACGAAGTCAGAGATGTAGAAGGAATGAATCCTATCCGCAACGGATTGGGTCAGACATTCTATCAAATGCTTAATACAATTCCATTAGAGCAGGCACAGGATTACTACATGGAAAAGCCGGATCAGCCGGACAATGATAACGACATAGACAACGAAGATGATACTCAGGACATATAACCAAGCAACCGACATTAGAGGCATTCACGACGATTCTCGCGAACGTGAATTCGTGATCAGCAACGAGCGCAGAGATTCGCACGGCACTATCATTAAGATGGATGGATGGGACATTGAGGACTACAACAGATCAGGTGCGTTCTACTATCAACACATGACCGGCATGGAATCTCCTGACAACGTACTCGGCCCAGGAAAGGCAAGTAAGCAGGGTGCTGAATTGGTAGGGCGTGCTTACTTCGAGCCGGAAGATATCAATCCCTTAGCTGAGAAAATTCTAAGAAAAGTAGACTTCGGCACGTTAACCAGCACATCGGTAGGGTTTATGCCGACTGCTGGGCATTGGGGCGTAGAGCGCATGAATGAAGATCCGGAGACGTACTACTTTGATGGTGCGATCTTGAAGGAGTTTTCCATCGTCAACATCCCGTCGAATCCTGACGCTATCAAGAAAAGTCTTGAGTCGTTCGATCATTACATGATGG